AAGCTCTACCGTTTCCTATGCGAACGCAGACAAGGACAAATAGACGCCATGATTGACGAACGAAAACAATCCAGCAAGCTCACTCTTGAAGAGCTAGACTTATGAAAATCATTCAAACAGCTGATCTAACCCCAACTTCCCTGAAAACCGAAACTGAGAAGCTATTCGTTTATAACGGACTCGACTGCTGCGTCACTTTTGAGGTCCTCGATGCACTTCTTCCCCAACTTGATAACGTCACTGGGCCCACATATGATTTCTCTCGTGCACTCCAAGGGCCGGCTCTCGATATGCAATTGCGAGGCGTTCTGGTGGACGCTGAGCGAAAGTCCAGGGTCATATCTATGTTTGCTGAGCAGATGTCAGAACTCGAGACATCACTCGAACGAATCGCAGCCGAAGGGCTTGGAATCTTTGGCTTCAACTGGCGATCGAATCGCGACATGCAAACCCTTTTCTACGACCGACTTCGAATCCCAGTCATTAAGAAGGCCGGTCAGCCTACTGTCAATCGAGAAGCACTCGAAAAGATGGAAGCTTATTTTGTCGCACGGCCTATCATTGAACATATCGTGCTCCTCCGAGAGCTTGGTAAAAAGATTGGAGTACTCAAGACTGACATTGACCCTGACGGTCGGATGCGAACAAGTTACAATATCTGTGGCACCTCCACCGGGCGGTTTAGTTCCTCCTATTCCTCGTTCGGCACCGGGACGAATCTTCAAAACATCGAAGAAATCCTCCGGTCGATCTTCTGCGCCGATCCCGGAATGAAGATGGCGTATCTGGATGAGCCACAAGGCGAGTCCCGAGTCGTGGGTGCGATTGAATGGAACCTTTTCAAAGATGGGAGATATCTTGATGCCTGCGAAGGAGGAGACCTTCACACTAACGTGGCGAAACTATGCTGGCCTGACCTTGGATGGAATGGAGACCCGAAAGCAGATCGGGTTCTCGCTGAACGACCCTTTTATCGACATTATGATTACCGCTTCATGTGCAAAAAGATCGGACACGGAACTAACTACGGCGGAAAGTCTTGGACACTTAGCCGACAAGCTAAGATTGATATCGGACCTATTGAAGACTTTCAGCCAAAATACTTCACTGCTTTTCCAGCACATCTCCGTTGGCATGAATGGGTTCGAAACCAGTTGCAGACTCGGGGATGTCTTACAACTCTCACGGGGCGCCGAAGATGGTTCTTTGGCCGGCGCGATTCAGACGACACCTACCGAGAAGCCCTCGCCTACGATCCCCAAGGCTCCCTCGCCGATATTCTCAACCGAGGAATGCTTAGTGTCTGGCGAGCCGGAGTCGCCGAATTGCTAATGCAAATCCACGACGCGATTCTAATCCAATATCCAGAGGAAGCCGAAGATGAAATCCTCCCACGCGTCATGTCCAAGCTCACCCAACATGTTCCGCTGAAACATGACCGAACCCTCTCGCTCGTCCCCGACATCAAAGTCGGATGGAACTGGGGCAACTGGAGCGCCGAGAACCCCGATGGCCTCAAGTCATATGTCCCTGGGGACAAACGGAATCGGAGCCCGAAAACTTCCATCTTGGATCGAATCATACCTTGAGTTCACCGACGGTCAGGAAATCGCGCCGATCTGGCGACTCTGGGCCGGGATTTCAACCATAGCCAATGTCCTCGGCCGGAAGACCTGGGTCAGAACTTCCAAGGGGAACCTTTATCCGAATCTCTATACGTTGCTTGTGGGTTTCGCCGGAACAGGCAAGTCCCTGGCGGTGGCCCAGTCGGAATTCTTCCTCCGCGACATCGACGGCCTCCACATCGCGCCGACTTCGATGACCATGGCTTCTATGGTCGACCGGCTCGCGGAATCCAAATGCACCATTCTCCGACCTGGGAAAACCCCACCGCATGTGGAATACAACTCGCTCATCATCCTCGCCGATGAACTCGGGGCGCTGATCCACCAATACGATCGCGAGTTCATGAACGGCCTCACTAAAATTTATGATGGAGGCTCCTATGCGCAACATCGCCGTGGAAACGAAATCCGCATTCAGATTGACGCGCCCCAGCTTAACATCCTGGCGGGGACGACTCCTAGTAACATTATGCAGTTCATGCCTGAAGGCGCTTGGGAGCAAGGATTTGCTTCGCGCATGGTCATGGTTTATTCAGGTGATCGCAACCTCGCAGACATTTTCGGCGACGAGCCGGATTCTCAACCCATGCGAAATCTCGCTGACAGCCTCATTCACGATCTTCGCGGAATCGGTAACCTATTTGGACAAGTCCGGCTTCGTCCAGACGCTATCGACGCCTTTCGTGCATGGCGTTCCGGTGGTGAGTTACCAGTACCTAGTCACCCCAAGCTCACGCATTATTGCGCTCGACGAACAGCCCATCTCCTTAAGCTATGCATTATCGCATCCGTATCGCGAGGACCTAGCATGGAGATTTCAGGGGAGGATTTTCTCCTTGCCAAAGACTGGCTGATGGGGGCAGAAGGCTCAATGCCCGACGTATTCAAAGCCGGAATTGTCTCCGGGGACTCCAAGGCAATGGACGAGGGCTACCACTTTGTGTGGGCAAACTACGCGAAGACCAAAAGGCCGATTCCTGAACACGCCTTGGTCCACTTCATGCGCGAGCGGCTTCCGGCCCATTCGGTGATCCACACCATCGACCTCATGGTCCGCGATCGGACCCTCAAGGCCCACATGGACATCACCTCCGGCGAGAAGCTGTATGAGCCGGGAATTGGACGGAAGAACTACTAGGCGGCGGGGCTTCGCCTGGGTTTTCTTCCAATCGCGCGTGAAGCAAATCGATTCCCGCTTTCGTCTGACATGCACGCCAAAGGGCTAACGCAGTCAAAATCATATTACAAATCAATGCGCCAATCGCAATCAAATGTTCGATCCCCCACATCAGTGCCCTCGGATCAACAACGAGACGATTGTCCCAACCACCGCACTTGTCACAATCGACGTTATTCCTGAGATGATCGCCATCTTCACCTTGAGCATCCCAAGCTCCACACGCAAGTCCGCGATCTCACGATTCCAATGGCTGTCTTGCTCATCGATCTTCTGGTTGATATCACCCAACTCCTTCTCGATTCTTTCCAGCCCCCGCAGGATCAACAATCGATGTGCAACCCAGGCAGTTTCATTCATTTCTTCAATGGCCATTAAGGCTTCCTGGTTGTCGCGCGGCCTGTGAATTTCATTCGATCGATCGTGTCGGCTATGCATGCGCGGCGGGGAGGGGCTCGAAGCCCCTCCCTTTCCTTCAGAGGCTGAGGTTGACCGTTGGGGCGGCTGGCGTTGGTGCAGGCGCCGGCGCATTCAACTTCGCGATCTCGACATCCAAGGCCGCGGTGGTCTGGTCGCCAGCCCAGCCATCAGCCGGGACAACGTTGTGCGCGGTTTGGAAAGCGGTGACCGCTTTCTTTGTCATCACACCGTAGCTTCCGTCTTCGATCAGCGCCGGATTCGCCAGCCCAAGCCGATTGATCTTCTTCTGGATCAACTGGACCTTCAACGGGTCCATCATCAATCCGCCGACCTGGGTTTGGGCTGGCGCTGGGAGTTCCGGGAACAGCGTGCCGCCGATCTGCGTGAGAATCCCAAGCAGGTCCGGCGCGAACTTCGTCAGCAACGTGATGATCGAGGACCCGGATTTCATCGCTTCTTGTATCTGCGGGAGGATGTTCAGAATCCGCATGAGCAGCGGGAGGAAGGTTAGCAAGTTCATCGACGGCTCCTTGGTTGGCGGCGGAGGCGAAGGTGCTACCACCGACGGTTGAAGTGAAACAAATTCCCAGTCAACAACAACGCTTCGCGTACCGAGAGGCCCAGGGACCCCAAGGGCATTCATCGTTGCAGGAGTCAGATCGATCCCAGCACGATTGGTCTTCCGGCCGGTGAGGTCGGTTCCGGTCTCTGCCTGAGGACGAGTACCGAGAACCCAATAAGGATCATTGATGTTCCAAGGGCCGACATCAATGATGGGGCAAACAACTGAGCGGCTACCCTTGATAACCCTGACACTTCGACGGGGATCGGCAATTCGTGCTGGCAGCGAGACACCAAGTTCGGTATCGGTAATCAAGTGTTCATTGTCATATGCACTATGTTCAGGATCGGTGCTTCCCCCAAATTCGGTTGCGATGATATTGGAGAATCTACCAGGGACCTGAACTGGCATTGCCGCCAAGAACTTCCACGGTCGCGGATCGTCGTAGTCCTTATCCACAGAGATATGAAAATGGTGATCATGCGGATCAGCCCCAGTGTACTTCCGCCAGACCCACGGACTCACAGTGGCGGAACAAATCTGGCCATCAGAAATCACATATTTGATCCGCGGATCACGCAAATCCAAGATCGCCTGGGCTACCTTCCGGCTGTCCAGCCCATGCGCGGTATCCCGCGTGATGTCCATGGCTGTGACAACCCCATTGGCATTCGGATTGTGATCCGACAAGGTCGCCGCGTGACGTTCATCGCCAATGGTTCCATCGTTGCCTTTGGCCCGAATTGGCCACTGCGTGTTGATCTGATCCCGAAGGACCTCCAGGCTCCTTGCGAGGCGCCATGCCATTCATCACCTCAACTTCTTGTGTGGATCACTTCGACCAAGGGTTAGGCCTCTGGCCGTGGTCGAGCCGCCAAACGGAATAACGTTGGTTCCCATTCCATGGCCCAGGAACCAGGATTCAGCCCGTTGGCGGCCGGACCGAATGTCAGCGAGGTACTGTGCGGTGACCCCGGCTTGGCCCATACCAGGGATTGCCAGGAGATACCCAGCGGATTCGAATAGATGCCGGACAACGTTCGTGGTCTTCTTCCCGTCGTGATATCGCTTAAGGTCCTGAAGCGGCTTGAAAACCGCCTCGCCGATCTGGGAAACCGGGTCAGTCGGCCGACTTCGCCCAAGCCAATACCCGGCCATGTCCCGAACGAAAGGAACTGTCCCGGAAAGCTGGTGGAAAATTCCCTTGCCAATATACGAGCCCCAAGATTCCTTTTCCCCGCCTGGGAGTGGGCTGACGGCTTCCTCGATCGCGGCCATCAACACTACGTACCACGTCGACATCCACGCGGCACGTTGAAATTTCAACCACGCGCCGCTGATGTCGCCTTTGCCCAAATCACCCGCAACGCCTTCCTTGCCAAGC